AAAAGTTGGCCGATCCCCGTTTCAGATGGAGCGCCATCCTTACGAGGTTTGAAGGAGAGCTTCAAGCGTTCGGGATAGATGATCGCTAGCCACGCGCCGATTACGCCAAAAATAATGGCAGCAGTAGTGCGCAGCCCCTCAAACATCGGCCACTGCTCCGCAAACGGGACATTCCGGCCGAGCCATCCCCCGGCGCATACCGCCACAAGAGCAAAAACCCAAGCCAAGACCCGCAACACGATCATCCCTTCAGTTCATCAGACCGAGGAGGTAGGCTCGGTGGCGAGCCAATTCGTGCAGCAAGCTTTCTGGGCGCACCAGTTCCGCATTGTTTCTTTCGACGTCAAGCTCCAAGGTCTCACGTACAAACTCCTTTCCCAGCCAGTGCGTATGGGTGTCACCATGAAAAACAAACCCATAGTCTGAATCGTCCCGATCTTCCTCTCGCCATTGTGAAATGATCTCTTTGACTTCGTCCTTCTCCAGACCATCTACCTCAACCTGATACTTGATAGTTGCCTCTTGCTGAGCAGTTTTATGCTCGGCGAGGTGAACACCTTCCAGTAGTTTTTGAAAAAAACTTCTCTCTGGGCGTATGGCAAGATCAAGCCTCGTCTTCCTTTCCAACCTTCGGATACTCGAAGCATTTGCGAGGATTTGGTTAAGTGGTCCTGGCTTGACAAAAACCTCCGTCTTAAATCGCGCGCTCAGATGAACCGGATCGGAATTCCGGTCTGGTCGATAGCCAACGATGGTGCGCTGACCGTCTGCGTCGGGTTCGCTGAACACCACGTAAGAAGTGAAGCGCTGAACAAAACACCGCATGTATTTATTCATCCCAGACACACCGGTTGTCGGATGCTGAAACCGAACACTAGCCATCAGTCCGTTCTCGGGCAAAAACCAGAAATACGTCGCATGACCTGGAATGTGTCCTTCTTCAACTTCAGTTTCTGACACATCCGCATTGCCGACTGCTGCCTGGCCATTTATAGAGGTAACAGTCCCATCCGTATTGTGGGACTCGTTCCACAAAGTTAGTAGCCAATCTGTACCACGTCGGGTTGCGTCTACGAGGTAGACCGGAAGGTGATTGCCGCCATCCTGCGGATCAAACGTTTTAGTGTGCGCTAGTTGCTTGCCGTTACCCCAACGCTTGAGATCTCGAAGAATGTCACTCTCCGCCCCGAACCGTGGATTCCTATGATCCCCTCTCGGGTAATAGCCGCATGACGCAACCTTGTACAAGGACACCTTCACCTGCTCCATCACCGTGCCTCCGCTCCAGTTTGTTGGGGTGGGGCATTACATCACGACACAACCCGCTTTAAACCCCCTTTAAATCAGCCGACAAGGCCCCTAAGCAGGTGATCCCAGGGGGTTGCCGCATCGAAGCGGTTTAAACGCTCCTAGCGCCCCCTCATTCCTTTCGCCTCCCCGCCCTCTTCGCTGCATGGTCCAGGGCGGCCTTGCGCCCATCGAGCTGCAGTTCGCGCTTCGTGAACGGCTTGGCCCCCGGCGTCATGACCTGCCAGGTCTTGAGCCACGGCAGCGCGATGCACCCGCAGTGGATCACCTGCTCTGGCGGGGCCTTGGGATCGTGGGGGCACTGCATCATGTCGAAGCCCCCGCCAGGGTTGGGCACCTTGAACGCCTTGCCGGCTTCGACCACCTCGCCATCCATCAGGTCATGGTTCCAGCGGCTGTGTATCTTGCCGCTGCGCCGCCACTGCTTGCCCAGGCCCGGCACCAGGGGCGCGGCCTGCACCAGGCGCTCCTTGCCTGCCACCGCGAAAGCCCGGCTGACCTCGGTGTTCACGATGCTGGTGGCCCGCTTGGTGGAGTCGGCGGCCAGGATGGCCTGCACGGTCTTGATGGCCTGGAACGGCGTCACGCCGCCGATGGTGACCAGGCCGAGCTGCTGCCCGATCTTGGCCGCCGCCTCGGCTGTGACTGCGCGCATTCGGTCCACGCCGAAGGTCTGCATCGCCGCCAGGATGCGCGCGTCGAGCAGGCCCAGGCGCAGTTCCACGTTGTGGCCGATAGCGGCCAGTGGCTTGTCCACCACGTCCTCGCCCTGGGTCCATCCCTGGCGCAGCGCCTGGCTGACGGAGGCGCCCGCCTGGTGGCCCGTGGCGGTCAGGACGGTGTCGAGCTGGTCACGCAGCCGCGTGAGCTGCCACTGTTGCCAGTCGGCGGGCTGGGCGGCGAGCTGCTGCGAGATCTGCACCCACGCCTCGCGCAGCAGGGCCACCACGCCCTGATTGGCGCCGAGCAGCAGCCGGGCGCGCTCGGCCAGGCGTTCCTTTAAAACCGCCTCGAAGCGCTTCTGCTCGGGCGTCACGTTGCAGGCGCCGGTGCGGGCGCAGGCGGCGCGGCGTTCCCGGCCGCGAGTGCGTCGCGCAGGTCGGCGGGCAGGTTGAAGCTGTCCTCGGCCTGGCGCCTGGCCTTGCGCTCGGCCGCTTCTGCGCGCGCGGCGGCCAGCTCGGTCTTGGCGTCGAAGTCCTGGCCGAAGCGCTGGGCCACGTCCGCGATGATCTTGAGGGCAGTCTCTTCGGTGAGCAGCCCGGCCTCGGTCATCTGGATTACCGCTGCCGTGACTGCCTGCATGGCCGACGCGAACTTGGTGATGTCGCGGTTGAGCAGCTCGGGGAACACCGCCGTGACCTGCCATTCGTCCTTGGCCCAGTCGGGCTTGACGCCACGGGTCTGGGCGCTGCACCACAGCACGTAGCGGCCGATTTCCTCCAGCATGCGCTTGAGGAACCCCTGGCGCATGCTGTACATCTTGAAGGTGGGCTCGCCCATCTCCGAAGCGGCGGCCCGGTTCACGTCGCCGCCGCCGCCGAACCAATGCTCGGGCACCGTGGCGCCGCCCAGGACATGGTTGCGCAGCAGCCGGGCGCTCTGGCTGGTGTCGGCCGCCTGCAGCCCGGGCGTCTTGGGTTCCAGCTTGACCTGGTCGTTGTGCACGAACACACTGTTGGCGCCCGGCGGCACGAATTCCTTCTCATACTTCTTGACGGCGTCAGGGTCGGCACCGGTCATCGTGATGTCCCAGACAAAGCGCCGCAGGTAGTCAATGCGGTCCAGCTCGGAGAACAGGAAGTTGTCGTAGGCATCCAGCCAGTCCATCTGCCCCAGAAGGTCGCTTCTCCCACGGCTGCCGTTGGGAAACTTGTTGAGCTGGAACAGCAGCACGTCGCCGTCGCCGAAGTCCTCGGCGCGGATGCGCTGGGTGCGCTCGCTGAACAGCTCGGCATCCTCGCCCAGCACGATCACGCGGTACTTGTGCTGGCGCCCCCGGTTGTCGCGCTTGGTGACCACGCCGATGGGCTGCTCGGGGTTGTCGGGGTCGTTGACCACCGTGGCGATCTGGCGCGGGTCCAGGTAGCCCAGGCGCACGAAGCCATCGCCCTCGCGCACGTTGGCGATGTAGCACTGCTCCCCCAGCAGGCCCAAGGCGCGCACGCGCTGCTCCAGTTTCATGGGCCAGTTGTTGATGGGGTCGCTCCAGAAAGCGTTGAGCAGCGCCTGGTGCTCGTCATTCACGCACTGCAGCGTGACACCCTCGGCCAGCAGGTAGGCCAACGGCAGCTCGACCAGGCGGTTGGCGAGCAGGTTGCTCTGCCACAGGTACTCGGCGAGCTTCTGCATGCGCTCCTGGGCCATGGGCTCCAGGTCGCGGTCGTTCATGCTCGCCAGGCCGTCGCCGGAGATGCGGCGCCAGCCGGCATCGTCGGCGCGGTCGCCCTGGGCCATGGCCGCCTCGCGCACGGGCTTGGACGCGGCATCGGTGGCCGGAGCGTAGCCCACCGCCTCCAGCATGCGTTTAAAGATTCCCATGTCAGTCCTTCGCCGCCAGCTCGGCGCCCAGCAGGGCCAGGGCCATGACGCCGTGGTCGTTGTGCAGCGCGACCACCTCGCGCAGCTTGGCGGCGGCCAGCTCCACGCCCTGGCGTTCGGCTTCGGGCAGCGCATAGATGGCGCCACGGATCAAAAGAAGTTGCTGTTGTGCTTCGTTCATCTCGGTCTCCGGAACATGCGCGCGGCCTGCCGCGCGTAGCGCTCTCGCGCGGTCTTTGGTTGCTGGGTGCTGTTGCCGCCCTGGGCCATGGCGGCGATGCCGCCTGTCACGCACAGCATCCAGAGCATTTGCACCATGTCCGGCCCGTCGTCATGGTCGGCCTTGGGGAAGTGGCGGAACTGGTCGACAAGCGTGGTCTGGCTGCTGTGCAGCCGGAGCAGGCCGTTGTGCATGTGCGGCTGCAGGCTCTCGATGCGCAGCAGCTTGTCGCTGATGGGGATCAGGGCGCGCGCGGGCACAGGTACCCCGAGCTGGGCGCTGCGCTTGACCAGCTCGGTGCGCAGGAATTCCTGGAACTGCACCGACTCGAAGCCCCAGACGATGCAGCAGTACTCGCGCTGCATCTCGATCACGTCGCTGATGATGCGGTCGGGCACG